GTTAATAAGCTAGGAACACAAACGCTAAAGGCCCTAAAAGAGCTGAAAGAGCCAGGAAACGAGGCATTATTAACACTCCTGACGGATGAACTCGAAGGAGCTAAGCAGAAGCTGGTGTATGCAAACGAAACGGGAAAACTCCACCGTTTGCAAGGACGAGCAGAAGCTTTTGAAGATTTACTCAAGGCGATAAATGAATCGTCTAAGGTGATTGAGGAGCGATAGGAAACTATCGCATTTGTTAAGCACACCATAACGGGAGCAGCATACCAATAGGACGCTGCGAAACAGAGTTGGTGCTTTAAGGAGAAAGAAAATGGCATTGCCAAAACAAGTGCAAGCACAGCTTGCTGAAGTTGAAGAGTTAGAGAAAGTACTAGCCCAAAATGAAGGATTAGAAAAGACCGACGAGTCGAAGCTAAAAGTAGTTGAGGATACCAAGGACGAAGTAACTAAAGAGCAACCGAAGGAAGCACTTGCACCTGAAGAAGTAAAGCCGGCTGATGACACTAAAGATGTTACAGATGATTTTAAGCAGAAGTACAGTACCCTACGAGGTAAGTACGATGCTGAGGTACCTAGACTGCATCAGCAGGTTAGAGACCTTACAGACCAGTTAGGAAGTATCCGTAAGGATATGGACGAAGCGGCTAAAGTCAAAGATGAAACACCTAAAGAGAAAGTCAGTTATGTAACCGATGCCGATCGAGAAGAGTACGGAGATGATTTGATTGATTTCCAACGTAGAGTTGCCAAAGAAGTGTCCCAGGATTATGAGGGGCGCTTCGAAGCACAGGAGAAAGTAATTGCAGAGTTGCGCGAGCAGGTCTCAAGTACCGGTAACCAAATTGGAGAGGTAGGTTTTACCCAGAAGCTAAATGTTTTAGTTCCAGGGTTTGACCAACTTGACAAGGATGACCGTTGGGTTGCGTGGTTAAATGAACATGACCCTATGTCTAGGGGACCACGACGCGACCAAGCTCAGTCCGCGTTTGACAGAGGCGATGCAGAGTCAGTAGCACATTATGTGAAACTGTTTAATGAAAGCATCGCACCTAAGGAACAAGGCAAGAGCGCTCGCCAAGCAGAACTCGAGAAGCAGGTAACGCCAAACCGTTCAGCGAACACTAGTGATACTAAGAGCGCGGCAGGTTCTAAGATTTACTCATCTAAACAGATGGATAATGCTTGGGCCAAGACCCGAACTCTAAACACTAGTGGTAAGTATAGCGAGGCGGCAAAACTTGAAGCAGAGTTAACAGCTGCGTACATGGAAGGACGAGTTAAAAACTAGTCACGATTGTACTCAACAGCCGTTAACCTACAATGATGTTAAACTTTTATAAGGAGTAAGAAATGGCTGTTTTTCCAACCACCGGTAGTTTTACTACTAGCCCAACGTATTCAGGCGGTTTTATCCCACAATTGTGGTCTAATAAGCTGAATGCTAAATTTTATGCAAACACAATGCTTTCAGAAGTGTCTAACACTGACTGGGAAGGCGAAATTAAAAACCAAGGCGATACTATCCGTATCCGTACAGCACCGTCGATTACTATTAACGACTACGCTGGCGCTGGTTCAACACTAACAAGCGAAGTACCTGTACCAATCTACACTGATATGCAGATTAACAAAGGTAAGTACTTCTCTGTTCAAACAAACGACGTATTGGCACACCAAGCTGACATCGACTTGATGAACACATTTACTGATGACGCTGCTAAGCAACTGAAGATTTCTATCGAAAACGAAGCTTTCTTCAACTGGTTCTCTACTGAAGGTGCTGCTGCTGCCAATAAGGGCGCAACTGCTGGTGCAATTTCAAGTAGTTACAACTTAGGTACTGATGCTGCTCCAATCAACGACGCTACTGCACAGAACGTATTGAACACTATCTTAGCTATGTCAGCTACTATGGATGAGCAAAACGTTCCTGAAGAAGGTCGTTGGTTAATCATCTCACCTAAAGACCGTAACATCTTGATGCAATCTAACATTGCTCAAGCTTACTTCACAGGTGACCAGTCTAGTACTATTCGTACTGGTAAGATTGGTATGCTAGACCGCTTAACTGTATACGTGTCTAACTTGCTACCTCACGGTGCTGCAGGTAAAGCATTGGTTCCAGGCTTGTCTGCTACATCTACGGGTGCTACAGCATCAGGTGCTAAGCTACGTCGTATGATGGTTGCAGGTACTAAAGCATCATGTGCTTTTGCATCTCAAATCACTAAGACTGAGCCTTTACGTAACCAAACAGACTTCGGCGACATCGTTCGTGGTCTATCTGTTTACGGCCGTAAGGTTGTTAAGAGTGAAGCTCTTGTAACAGCATTAGTTGGCACGCCTTAATAAGCAACCCTAACTAATGAGAGAGGGGGGGAACCCCCTCTTTTCTACCAAATTACGGAGTAACTTATGGCAACAATAAAAGTAATAGACGTCGTTAAGCGTGTTGAAGACCTTCTTCAGGACACAAACGTTCGTTGGCCGCGCCTAGAATTGCAGAACTGGATTAATGAATCCTATTTGCAGATTGTTCTAATGCGCCCTGATGCTAACTCGAAGACCGCTACCCTTACATGTGTAGCCGGAACACGTCAAACTTTAGCCGCAAGTTTTCCAACAGGACTACGCCTACTAGACGTAGTTCGCAACCTGGCTACTTCTTCTAGCAAGAAGGTAGTAAGACTTATTAATAGGAGCGTCTTAGACGATCAGCGCCCTTCGTGGCACGGAGAAACCAACACGGTTAACATCCAGAACTACACGTTTGACGCAAGACAGCCCAAAGAGTTCTTTGTGTACCCACCAGCAACTACAGCGGCGCAAGTAGAAATTGTGTACGCCGACGCTCCGGGAGCTCACACGTTGTCAGAGGCCGATTTAAATCCCGCTGGCAGTAGCACGGAGATAATTAAGCTAGACGATACGTACTTAAGCTCTATTATTGACTGGGTACTGTACAGAGCCTTTTCTAAGGACGCTGAGTACGCAGCGAATACTCAGAGAGCAGTGTCGCATAACCAGGCATTTATGTCAGGTATCGGCGTTAAAACGCAGAGTGATGTTAGCTCTTCACCACAAGAGGGCTAAACATGGCAGTAATATGGGATAAGTTGTACCCTTACGCGCAACCATACGTACCCGGTTGTCCTGAAGTTGTTATAAAGGCACATCTACAGGAAGCAGCTGCAGAGTTTTGCGCTAAGAGTGAAATATGGCGCTACAACTTAGAGCCTA